GGAGCAAATCCAAATAGCGATAGTGGGAGTGCAGATGCACCAACTACAACAAGATCAAAAGTTACAAAATATAGAGGCGAAGGTGGAGCTGTAGACTTTATTAAAAAAGGTGGAATTACTGGTGCTGTTATTAGAGGTGTAGTTAAAGCTGCTAAGGCTATTAAACAAGATTTCAAAACTAGAAAAACAAATGAGAGTTTATTAGGATCTTCAGATTATCAAGGTGGTAAAACTTTTAGTAGTTCTAGAGTTAATACTGGTGGTAACAATGACAGAGGCGATAATGATAATCCTATTCTTTCAACAAACACGGAAGCTACAAAACAAGTAGCATCTTCTGGAATAGTTACTTCAACTGGTATGGTTGCACCGACTACAGCGGAAGTATCACAAGCAACAGCAACAGACGCATCATCAAGTTATTCATCAGATGCAACTCTTTTAGCCAATAATAAAAAAGGAAGAAAATCTACAATTCTACAAAAAGCCAAAGGTTTAGGCGATAGTAATTTAAACACAACTAAAAGAACATTGGGAGCATAGATGGCAATAACCGCAAAACAACAAGCAACTTTAAAAAAACATAGCGTACACCATTCAAAAAAACATATGAAGGAAATGAAAACAGCCATGAACAAAGGAACAAGTTTTACAAAATCACATAAAATTGCAATGAAAAAGGTGGGAGCATAAATGGCACAAGATCCAAAAGCAAAAATGGTAATAGAGAGATACAATTCTCTTAAAGCTAAAAGAAGTACCTGGGAAGATCATTGGCAAGAACTTGCAGATTATTTTTTACCAAGAAAAGCAAACATAACTGAAAAGCATACACCAGGCGATAAACGTCATCAGCAAATTTTTGATGGTACTGCAACACACGCATTAGAATTATTAGCCTCATCTTTAAATGGGATGTTGACGAATACAATTTCTCCATGGTTTGTTTTAAAATTTAGAAATCAAATGGCAGCTGACGATGATGCTGCTAACGAATGGCTTGAGAGTTGCGCAAAAATTATGCAGCAAGTATTTGCTAGATCTAATTTTCAACAAGAAGTGTTTGAACTTTACCACGAAATGTTATGCTTTGGTACATCCGCTATGTTTATAACAGATGATATGAAAGATGATTTAAGATTTAAAACTTTACACATATCAGAAATATTTATTACTGAAGATAGTAAAGGTATGGTTGATAGTTTAACTAGAAGATTTCATCTTAAAAATAAAAACATACCTTCAATGTATGCAGACGCAGATTTACCCCAAGCTATTTTAACAGATATTGCAAAAGCTCCTTATGATGATGCTGTAATTATTCATTCAGTTTACCCAAATGAGACACCAATGGGTTCTGATAATAATAAAAATATGGATTGGGTATCTTGTCATGTTCACGAAAAAACTGGCACACTATTAAGAGAAAGTGGATTTAAAGAATTTCCTTATGTAGTACCTCGTTATTTAAAATCTTCATCAAACGAAATCTACGGCAGATCTCCAGCTATGAATGCTTTACCAGATACTAAGATGTTAAACACAATGTCTAAGACAACTATCAAAGCAGCTCAAAAACAAATTGATCCACCTTTAATGGTTCCCGATGATGGATTTATTTTACCAATTAGAACTGTGCCTGGCGGATTAAACTTTTATAGATCGGGTACTAGAGAAAGAATTGAACCTTTAAATATAGGTGCAAACAATCCACTTGGTTTAGCAATGGAAGATCAAAGAAGAAAAGCAATTAGAGAAAACTTTTTTGTCGATCAGTTAATGACAGCACAAGGCCAAAACATGACGGCTACTGAAGTTATGCAAAGAACAGAAGAAAAAATGAGATTGCTTGGCCCCGTGTTAGGTAGATTGCAATCTGAGTTATTACAGCCACTAATTACTAGAGCATTTAATTTATTATTAAAAAATAATAAGCTACCTCCAATCCCAGAAGAAATTGGCGATCAAGATGTAGAAATTGAATATGTATCTCCATTAGCTAAAGCACAAAAAACTCAAGAGCTTTCATCTGTAATGCGTGGAATGGAAATATTTGGTTCATTGCAAAACATAGCTCCCGTTTTTGATTACTTAGATATAGATGGTTTAGTCGATCACATTCAAGAAGTGTTAGGCTTACCCGCAAAAATTATGAGATCAAAAGCTGAAGTACAACAAAAACAACAAGAAAAACAACAACAAGAAATGGAACAGATGCAGTTACAACAAGCACAACAAGTAGCGGAAAGTGCTGGTAAAGTTGCGCCAGCTTTAAAGGTACTAGGTGGACAGTAAAGAACTTAAACAACTAGAACTTAATTACAAACAAGTTTTTAATTCTCCCGAAGGTAAAAGTGTTTTGGAAGATTTAAAAAAAAGATGCGGATTTTATAGCACTACTCATACAAAAGGAGATAGTCACGAAAGCGCATTTTTAGAAGGCACAAGATCAGCAATCTTGTTTATTAATAATATGCTTACAAAAAAACCCATGGAGGATAAATGAGCAGCGAAACAAACCAGGTAGCAGTTGAGCCTACAAGCCAAGTGTCTGCGGAAACACAAACAACAACATTAACACCAGAGACAGTAATAACAGATTGGAAAGCAAATCTTTCCGATGAAATAAGAGCTGATAAATCTTTAGAGAATATTAAAGATATAGAAGGTTTAGCTAAATCTTATGTTCATGCACAAAAATTAGTTGGCTCTGATAAAATACCAGTTCCAAATAAATTTGCTACCGATAAAGATTGGGATGCAGTTTATGAAAAACTAGGTAGACCAGCGGATGCTGCTGGGTATAAATATGATTTACCAGAAGATCAAAAAATAGACGAAGCATCATTAAAAAACTTTTCAGATCAAGCGCATAAACTTGGATTACTTCCTGGTCAAGCAAATGGTATGGTTAAATTTTATAATGAAATGACAGCTGCATCTTTACAAGAACAAGATAGCGTAGCTGTTGCAGCAAGAGAAGCTAGCACTTCTGAACTTAAAAAAGAGTGGGGTCAAGCATACGATCAAAAAGTATCACAAGCTGCTAACCTTGCACAATCAGTAGGTGCTAACGAATTGTTAAACGCTAATATGGCAGATGGAACTAAATTAGGAGATCATCCAATTATGATAAAAGCATTTGCACAGTTGGCGGGAAAGATGGGAGAGGATAGTATAACTCAATCCTCTGGGCCAACTTACCAAACACCAGCTCAACTTGAAAAAGATATTGGAGAATTAACTATGCCAGGTTCAGCGTATTGGGATAAAAATCATCCTAATCACAAACTTGCAGTAGAAGAAGTTTTGGCTTTACGAGAAAAGAAAAATCAAGTATAGCTCAAATATTGGGATAATCGCAAGACCCCGAATGACATTAGGAATAGACTAACATCTACAAGATGTAAAAGCTAGGTTTCGACCCGCAAGGATAATCAGCCGTTTAAACATAAACATTAACATAACCAAAAGGAGATTAGTATGTCTAATCAAATATCAACTTCTTTTGTTGAACAGTATAGTTCAAATGTAACTATGCTATCTCAACAAATGGGAAGTAAGTTAAGAGGTTCTGTTGACGTGGAAACTATCAATGGCAAAAACGCATTTTTTGACCAAGTAGGCGTAACTTCAGCTCAATTAAGAACGAGCAGACATGGAGACACACCTCAAATTGATACTCCGCACAGCAGAAGAAGATTAAGTTTATCAGACTACGAGTGGGCTGATTTAGTTGACGATGTAGATAAAGTAAGAATGTTGGTAGACCCAACTTCAAGTTACGCAAAAGCAGCAGCAGCAGCTATGAATAGAAGTGTCGATGATGTTATCATCACTGCTTTGAACGCATCAGCTTCAACTGGTGTAGCTGGAGCAACTGGAGTAGCGTTACCAGCAACGCAAAAGTTCGCAACTGGCCAACAATCTGACGGCTTAACTGTTGCAAAACTTTTAGCAGCGAAAAAAAACCTTGATCTAAATGATGTAGATCCTTCTTTAAAGAGATACATCGTTTGCGGGCCACAACAAATCGCAGATCTATTGGCTATAACAAGTGTTACTTCTTCGGATTTCAATACTGTTAAAGCATTAGCAATGGGAGACGTTTCGTCTTTCTTGGGATTTGAGTTTATCACATCAAACAGATTACCTTTTGATGCAACTAACACAGACGACAGATTAATTTTTGCTTATACTGAAGATGCCATGAAATTAGGTATTGGAAGTGATATTAAAGCAAACATTACTGAAAGAGCTGACAAGTCTTATTCCACTCAAGTTTATTACGCTATGTCTTTAGGCAGCGTTAGAATGGAAGAAAAAAAGGTATTCCAAATACCTTGTGACGAATAATAACATAATAGGAGAATAGAAAATGGCTGTTACAATACAAAATAGTGTAGAACACGCTGCAACACTTGCTATCCCTACTGTTAAAGCTGGTACAACTGCGGATAAAGGAAAATTAAGAACATTAGCCTTTACTCACAACCAGGATGGCGTAGGCGATGCGGGATCAACTATCGTGCTAGGAAAACTTCCAGCGGGAACAGTTAAAATCATAGGTGGTTTATCTAGATTTTATGTCAATATCGTTGCTGGTTCAGCAACAATAGATATAGGTTGGCAAGCTTACGTAGATGCAAATGGAGCAGACGTTGCTCTTGACGTTGATGGTATGGTTGACGGACTAGATGTTGATACTGTTGGCTACAGAACTATGGAAGGTAATACTGCGGCAACTAAATTGCTTGGTGGTAATCACACTTTCTCTAGTAGAGATGGAGTAGTCATCGCTGTTAAAAGCATTGCTGCTTTAGCTGATGATGATGATCTATCTGGTGTAATCACTTACATAATAGATTAATAAATAGAATTTTAGGGGGAAGCGGGAGACTTAATCCCCCTAGAGTGCATGATAAAGAAAACAGAAAAACCCAAAACCATTACTCATTTACAGAGTGGAAATTATA